CTTCAGAAGACGTTGAAGTCGTCTGAGGTGTGTGCTTCGAAAGTAGCATGCATCTTGGGTGTCCCCCACGCGAAAAATCTTCCGCATGGGCCCTGAGCTTGTTAGTTAGTAGCCGCTACTGTGTCGCAGCAGTAACAAGGTGACGGGTTAGTACCCCAATCCACCTTGGGCGGGAAAAGTAATAAATTAAAGACCATGTGACGGGTTCTCGATAGGTCGTAACTGCTAGGCAGCTAGGAGCGGATGAGAACGACGTTGGAGGGTTCGCCCTCCCGCTGAAACTCATTCTAGAGTTCCGCAAGAGCTGACAAGCCCCGAAATCCGCGGTGTAACACCGTGGGGGGGCTGTCTAGTAGGTTCAAGGATCTGGGGGTAAAGTGCTCCCAGATTTCAATAAGGCGATTCGTACGCCTGCCTTGATTTGTATGATAAGATCGGGTATCCCGAAGGCTTAATCTACCTTGGTTGAAGAACCAGGCTGCGGCCCCCGCAAGGGGAAACCGAAGTCTCATCTAGATTATCTTTCTATCATCACCACTTTCACAAAATTCAATTTCTTGAAGGCTGCGGCAGTGGCGCTGAAAGGTCGATTATCGAAGATGAGTGCCTTGATCCTCGTAAAAGAGGGTCGACCGCTGGTCACTCCACTCGTAAGAGTGGTGGGGCCAGTGGTGGGTAGAATGAACCATGGGTACGTCCGAGTCATTATCAGCTACTTAGCGAAATGCTCGAAGCTCGCTAGGAAAGGCGGCGTTCGCTTTCTCGTAATTTACTTGAAAGCGTCTTCCGTCATTCTGATGCAGGCCTCGAGCGCCCACGTACTGCACGATTTAACTCCTTTGGGGGTTAGATTCGCAAGGGGAGCTAAAGGGCTCCCTTCAATTATCCCAGCGCTCCACCGGATGAGAATCCGGACTGGAGATGCACGGATCTTGAGATTTTGGATGACCCTCTTTGGGGTCTACCGAGTTCTCGAGTTCCCTGGGAAATTGAAACTTTCAACTATCACTGCGGAGGGGACGGCAACTGCCATCTCCCTGTGGAGTGGGTTTGTCTTCGTTCCAACATTTGTTCGTCTCCTTCAGGCCCACTTCGGTGGTGCCCTGGTAGAGGCCGGACAAGTGACGGGACAAGGACAACCTACCGAGGAAACTGAGGACTTCCTTCGGACGTTGAAAGCAACACCTTTCCTTCTCGCGAAGGTCGGAACGGCCGCTCGGGTACTTGTACCGGTTGTGGGAGGGCGTACTGGGCGTCCAGAGGACTTACTAAGTCCTTCGGATCCTGCTACGCTTGTCTCACCACTGAGTACGAATCCCGCTGCGATTGTTCTGACCTGCTGCGCGTGGCTCTCTAGTCCCCTCTTCCCGGTCCTAACGGACTGGGCAAAGGCGACAGGGAACCATTGGCTCCTCAATAGAATTGAGTCCTGGGCCACTCTCGAACCATATATCTCGAAAGAGTACATGGGAACAGAGCAGCTCGGGCGTCTTGGTTTTAAAGACGAGCCGGCTGGGAAGGTTCGGGTGTTTGCGATTGTCGATCCGTTCACTCAGTGGCTGTTAAAGCCACTGCATGAGCAGATCTTCAAATTGTTGGCGCAGATCCCACAGGATGGGACCTTCGACCAACTGGCCCCGCTAGAGCGTCTGATGAGATCAACTCCCCTCGGGGAGCCGATTTTCTCATACGATCTATCGGCAGCGACCGATCGGTTACCAGTCTCTCTTCAGGAGAGTCTGCTATCCGCCTTTATCGGTCGTGATTCAGCACGCGCATGGAGACAGCTTCTGACTGATCGAGATTATTTTTATTATGATCAAGATCGGAAAGAGACTACCTCTGTGCGGTATGCTGTGGGCCAACCAATGGGAGCATTGACCTCTTGGGCAATGCTCGCGTTGACGCATCACCTGATTGTGCAATGGGCTGCAGTGCTAGCTAAGGCTGTTGATCCAGGTGTCTGGTTCTCAGGCTATGCCGTCTTAGGTGACGACATTGTTATCGTCGACCGGCGAGTAGCGAAGATGTACTTAAGCCTACTTGGATCCCTTGGGGTCCAGGTAGGGTTAGCGAAATCTTTGGTCTCACCTACTGGGCGAGGACTGGAGTTTGCGAAGAGATTCTTCAATCGGGTAACCGAATGGAGAAACTGCTCACCGATTCCTATCCTTGAATTCCAGGCGGCAGTCATGTCAATGCCTGCCTTAATGGAATTTGCCAAGAAGTATGACCTTTCCCTCGCAGCTGTTTTACGGCTGGTTGGGACTGGTTACCGCGGAATGGCGACCATTAGCAAGAGAATTATCGATCAGCCTCGGCGAATTCGAAACTACTTGCTTGCCTACTATAGTCCGATGGGGCCCGCTTGGTCATCTTATACCGATTGGTTGTCGCTGAAAAGCACAACCTCTCAGTACTCGGTGACTGAAGCGAAGCTCCAGAGTTTAGGAGATAGTATCCTCACGACCTTGCGAACGCGGCTATTGGAGGGTGTCGAAAGACTCTCTCCTCTAGTGCTATTAGCGAAACAGTTGAGCACTGTCTACCGAGATCGGGAACACTATGGTACGACCCCGAGAGGGGCGGACCGATTAGCCGTTTTCCAAGGATTCTTCAGAGTCTTGACGACTCCGATTGCTCCTCTGCCTCTACGGGTTCATAACCCCGAGGTATCACGGACAATCTCCCTTTCTCATACGGAGACGGTGGAGCGAGCGTACTCGCTTTACTGCCAATGGGCTTTGACTCTTCAGAAGATGGGACTAGAAGTCCCACCTTTCGAGGAACCAAAGGCTCCACAAACAGAAACGGTGGTTGCACCGGAATACGCTGCCGAGACTGGGCCATCTGACCCAGCCTTTACAGTAGAGAAGTTATCGAAGGCACAAGGAGTTCTGGATAATCTGCGGGAGACTGTGTATCGGGAAGCTTTTCTCGATGTTGTATCACAGACCCGAGACCTCAGAACCGCAGCCGAAGACCTGAGCGCTCTCCCCACAAGGGAGAGTGTGGAAGAGCTCCTGACAGCCATCTCCGATCTGGAGACGACGTTGGGATCCCTTCCATTGCCTCGAGAGCTCTACCTTAGAGCTCAAGAGTCAACTCGGGAATTCAATGAATCACGGAGATTGATTTCTCTGTGGTATCAGGCTGGAAGCCACCTGCGGACGACCCGAACGACCATCTCCCAGGACTAGGGAGAATGATCATCTGGGCGAGGGTAGAGGGAGTTTACGCCTAGGCTAAACCCTTAACCCGAACAATCCAATGTAAGACTGTGCGGTAGGATTCAGCTTTCTCTAAAAGGAGAAGTGCAGAAGCGAAAGCCACTTGGGCTTCGGACGGTGTCCATCTTATTTTGGACTCCCGTTGCTCCGGCAACAAGGCCAGCAGACCCCCTACTGTGTAGGATCCGCAGGGTCTCTCAGGAATGAGAGACGCACATTGGTGCGAAAAGGTGCCACAGGGCAAATCTTGTGGCGCTCTCGTCCAGACCGATCTGGTCTATCAGAGAGTTGTTAGCTCTGATGGTTCACTATCTTGTAATCCGTTGGGATCCAAGAACAGTGCACTCTAGAGTCCGGTGTATCGGAGATGACGTGTCCCCAAAAGGGGCACTAGTCCAACCGATTGAGGGATTAAAGCCCGACCGGTCCTCAAGAGGCGAAACCATTACGCCTAGGGACGAATAATCCGCTAGACCTAAGGTGATGTTGGGGCGGTTACCTCGCAAGAGGGAGACTGATTAGCCAACCCGGCTTGGGATAGAAACGAATGGTTCCAATCCTTGAGGAGACCTAGAGACCGCATTGTTTACGGTAACTCCCAACGTCAAATTTTCGAACGCATCTGAGCGTCGCAC